ACCCCAGAACTCATCCTTGCCGCACCAACCCATGAGGGTTGGCTGACCCTTCGTTACGCTCACAAAAACGTACAGCCGACAGTCGGCATCCTTGATGCTCGCCGTGACGTGCGCGTCGTAGTCATAACTTGGTGGGACTTTCCTCTGCTTGGCCTTAACGTCGATCTTCACGTCGCCCACAGTAAAGTCGTGGTGCTGCGCCTCGCCGCCGAGGTGCTGGTATGTGATGCGTTGCTCTGCAAGAGCATGGGCAAAAGCCATCTCGCCTATTAGCCCAGCCATCTGCCCGGAGCCACCATCCAAGATCGTCGTAGAGTTGTATGCGTATCCCGTTTCATACGTCACCTAAGTCCTCCTTACCTTTGAACCAAGGTCCATGTACTCGATGTGCGGCTCGCCATCGATCACCACGCCGCACGATATGATTGGCTTCTTGGCGAAGTTCTTTCCGTAGGCAAAAGCCATGTGTTCGTGGTTCACACCGCACCCGACAGCCAGACCCCATACCAATTCCTGATCTGTAGCGGTGGCACTGACGCCTGCGTTACTGTGGTTGTGTCCCGACACCGTGCAACGCATCCGAGTCTCTGCGTCCTTGCGGAAACCGTTGATGCCGCCTGACGTCTCACCGTGGTGATAGAGCACGTCGTCAATCACAACTTGGTCGGCGACGGTCCAGCCATCAGGCATCCCAAATAGCTCCTCAATGGGCCGCATAAAGATGCTCGGCTCCATGCCCAGCTTGCGTAGCTGTCGTGCCGGGATGCGATCATGGTTGCCCATGATTAGCGTCACCTCTGGGAATGTGTCGTACCAATCCTGAGCGCGATCATAGGCAGACTCATACTCGCCGATGACGTTGTGCAACATTGGCTCGCTGTCGTGAAACGAGAGGCTGTGGTTATCGAACATGTCGCCAATATGGATAACGGTATCCACGCCATACCTGTTAAACGTCTCCTCACAAAAGCCAAGGTATCCGTCCAGCTCGTAGGGGAGGTGTGTATCCCCGATGATGCCAACACGCTTACCCTTTACCGGAGGCTCTGCTCGTAAGTTGGCGCGCCTTTCTACGGACATCAGCCGCTCTCGCACGCTCTTCTCATCGATGCCCAGCGCCCTTGCGGCAGCCCTCCTGCTCATGCCCTCGATGTAAACCAGCGTCACCGCCTCTTCCTGCTTTAGTGTCTTGCAGTGCTGAAGCAGGTCATCCCCCGATCTTGAGCGGTCCTTCGTCGTATCTTCTGACCCTGATGACTGCATCCTTGCCCTCCTTGGCTGCTTGCTCTCTGATACTGTCGATGCGCTTTCGCTCGGCAAGGTAGAACTTGCTGATGGCGTCCTTGTTTGCTCTGGCCCACTGGGCACGGCTTTTGCACTCCGACCTTTGAATATATTTCTCCAGTTCACTCTCACCTCCAATGTGCTCAGTGAATAAACGCGTATGCTTTATTGGGTTCGCCTCCATTAGCCCGTGACATGTCGCACAAAGCGAGAGGGCGTAGTCATACCTGACCGCCCAGTTGCCCCGCCCGATAAAGTGCGAACACTGAATGCCCTGCTTGTTTAGGTTGGTGTAGTCCTTATCGCACCTGACACATCTCCAGTTAGCGGCTGCCCTTATGCAGTAGCTAAAATGCGCGTCTGCCTGATTGCGGGAAATGGACTTGCGAAAACTCAATGCACCAACCGCAAATGTGGCCTGCTGTCGGGCGAGAACTCTGGCCGCAGCTCCAAGGGATGGATCCATATGACCCTGACGTTAGCGGTGTACTGCTCGATAAAGTCATCAGCCTCCTCCTCGGTGTACCCCTCTGAGGAGAGTTGCTCCCAGACCTTGGCCGCCTGATAGCAGGGTATGGGCGTGCCGTCCGGCTCATAAACGCAACCGACCAGCGCGTAACTAAAGTCATCTAGCAAATCAATCTCCTCATAATCATCCATAATCTTCTTCGCTCTCTTCCTTGGCCTCCAAGTCATCAACCGTCCACCAGCACATACCGCCGGGTAACGTTGCCTCCTCGGGTGCGGGTGGTAGCTCCTGTATCTTTTTCCCCGATCGCAGGAACCGCTCAACTTCCTTGTTCAGTTGCTCGCGCATATCATCCTTGCTCATTGCTTTTCCCCAGAGCCATCTGGTTTTTGACATGACTCATCACGATGCCTTGCAAATGTTTTGGCACATGAGTGTCGAAGAAGGCCCGTTGCCGGGCCTTGTCTGGTTTGCCGTCAGCCGATTCCATCGCCAAGATTGCTTCGGCGAATATCCGTGGCGGGTGGTCTGCATCCCACCACAGCTTCGTGTTGCTCATAACTCGCAGGCGTCACCGACACAGGCCGCAGTCTTCGCGCCCTCGGTGGTGTCACCTCTCTCGTAGCTTGGGAATAGCGACCAGTCGATCTTCGGCATCGCTTGCTTCATGATGTCGTACTCGGCCTGATCGATAGCCTCATAAGGGGCCTGACGATATGTGCCACCGTCGTGGGGAAGGAAACTCATTCCCGTGACAGACGACCAGTTGTCCCATACCCACTGGCAGACAGCGAACCATGACGAATCGTCATAGTAGGTAGTGGCGCTGACCATGTGCGTTGCCCACGCTTCGCCGTACAGCTTCGCCAACTCAAGCTGGTCGATGCTCGACATGTTCTCGACGCAGAGAGAATGCTCTGGCGACTCCTGAACGAAGTCGAAGACCATCGTGCTGTCGGGAGACATGACGCAAGGCTCGTGTGGCACACCCTGATCAATCAGGAACTGTGTGATTGGATCGCCTTTCGACTGTCTCACCCTACGTATATAGTGTTTGCTATAGCGTGGGTGAATTCCGCTAGAAACTGAGCATAATTGAGAAATTGTCCCAGACGGTTTCACACAACTGACTGAGTGCGATGCGTTAATGCCCAGTCGCTCTGCCCATTCCTCGTTAACCTTCTCCGCGTGATCACGCAGTTCAAGCAACCAACGGCGCGTCTTACCCTTGCCGTCCTGACCACTCATGGTTGTGTGATCGCATATCCCACTGAAGGAAATGCCGAGGAGTCGCTCACGCTCCAAGCTGTCTCGCCACGCCTTGCGAACATAAGACCAGTTGGTGAGTGTCGATTGCAGTGTGCCGAAGATGGCCGCGATCTCGACCTTCTTCTTTAACGATGCAAGAGTGTCGTTTGGTCTGATTATGACCTCGGACAGATTACATGCTGAACCACCGCCAAACCCGCTGGGGAGTGCGATCTCGGCACATGGATTACAACCGAACTCCTGATCAGGGTCACGGCGACCGTGGGCCGCAATCTTCTTTTGTATTCCCTCGCGGTTGAAGATGCCGCGCTCCCCTGAGTATGACTCGTAGAGAGACTTCATCTCGTTCTGGAATACTGCGAAGTCCGGCTTCTCGGTGTAGGCCGCTGAGTTGTTAGCCAGTGCCCGGTTGCCGTGCGCGTCATACCATGCACCTGACTTTGCTAGTCTCATGCGATCGTCCGAGACGTTAGATAGACTCAGTTCGGCCGCTCTGCGGACCCCACCCACTACCACCGCTGATGCGATATAGGTGTGAACGTCCAAGCACTCGACCGAACTCAAGCGCCTACCCTTGGCGCCTTGGAAAACCCTGATCACGTTTTCAAACAACTCGACCAACGGGGCGGGGCCTGAACTCCTGCCGCCGAACGTGACCAGCCTGCTACCGGCCGGCCTCACCTTGCTAACGTCCCAGCTCGGAATGTGACCGGCGTACAGCAGTGAGATCAGTTGACGCAGTGCTGATGCCCAGCCCTGCTTCGAGTCGGCGACCGTGATTACCGTGTCGCACTTCTCTAGCTCGTCGGGTACCTCGGGCATCTTGGCTAGGTACTGTCGCTCCACGCTAAAGCCATAACCACACCCGTTCATCAACAGGAAAAACGCTTCATCGAACGAGCGTTGGTCAACGGCAGAATAGGTGCAGTTAAATCCGGCGGCGTTGTCTCGCTCTAAAGCTGGGCCAGCAGTCCATAAGCAACGGGCGCTCGGCATGACATCCATGCCCTCGATTGCCTTGGTGAATTTCTTGGCCTCCTCTTCCGTGATCATTTGCTTGTTGAGCCAGAAGTCCGTGTACCGCTTGCACGTTTCTGGCCAAGTTTCTCTGCGGCCCTTACCGTCTTCCCACCGTGCGTACCGACTGGCGTGTATGAGTGTGCTGTAGTCATCTAGTTTTTTGGACAAGAGATTGTCTCCTTGAGTAGTTAAATGAAAATTCAGGCGGCAGAAGATTGAAGATCTGCGGCTGCCTCCAGTTGGTTTAGGCGGGTGAGCATCTCCTCGTTGCTCATCTGAGAGATGAACGGCACGCCGTCTAGATCGTATTCGTAACGGTCGTTTGCGTACTGTCTGGCGTCAGCCTCTTCCCAAAACCACCGGGAGTGGCTTCCTGACTGAACGCGCCAAACGGGTGTTTTTCTGACTGGCATTCGTCGTCCTCCATAATGATCGGCCTGTACTGACGCGTCCTGTTGTTGCAGAGCAGGCGCGCCTCCCTGTGCTGATACAGTCCAAATTTACCCATCACAGGACTGAATCTGTTTTTGGCGCACGAGATCACAAAGCAAGCCTTATCGTCGTCCACCTCATCCCCGCGCTGTCGCGCTTCGACCTTCTCGACGTTCATCCAAGCTAGGAGCACCAGACTGCTGGCGTTGACCAGATGCGAAGAGCCGATCAGGCTTTCACGGCCGGGAATTTTGCCTTCGCCCTCTGGCCCTTGCGGCTTACGGCAGTGGTGGACCACAACTATTGCTATCTCATATTTCCGGGCTACGGCGCCCAGCTTCGCCATGAAGTTTTTCTCGTTCTCAAGCTCGCCACCGAGATCAATCTGCATCAAGCAATCAAGCACGAACATGTCGCAACCCAGAAGCACCTTTGAGTCGATGATGAGGGAAATTATTTCATCAGGACCCATGACA